TCATAGGTAACCACAGAGAATAGAGTGTGTGGGTTATTCACATACTCCATCTCATGAGTCTTAGTATCAAAGAGAACGAAACCACGATTATCATTAACGTCATTCCAGAACATCTCATAAGGATTACCAATGTAATGGATGTTATCACAGCTGGAGCGTGTGTGGAAGTGACCTGACAATACTGTCTGGTACTTGCTAAAGATGGAGTTGTCGATATCACCGTCTTCATATTTGAAGCCACGGTATGCATAGAAACCACTGAGCTCTAGGTGACCCATAGCAGCACGGGCATCACTAGTCTCAATGAGCCGCATGCTCTCCTCCTCATTCTGCTCACAGATCCAAGGCAACATGAGAATCTTGTCACCATCAACCTCAATCTCAGTAGGTTGGTGGTAAGTGGTGATGTTGTCGTAGTCCTGAAGTAGGAGGTCTGGGGAGTTGGTGTCGTTAGTATTCTTGTAGTAACAGTCATGGTTACCCACGATCATGTGGACTCTATAGTCCTTCATGGGATCAAACATGACGCGCTTAGACCAGTTCAAGGACTGGTACTCGATCGATTTACGGCTATCGAAAGCGTCTCCAAGGTGGAGAATGGTGTCCACACCACGCTCACGACAGGTAGGGAAGAACACCTCACTGTAGAAGCGCTCAAAGTGGTCCTGCATGTACTTGACGCCCTTACGGGCACCGATGTGAGTATCGGTGAGGATCGCAACTAGACTCATTGGTTTAGCTTAGTGATGATGTTTTCACGAATAGCATTATAGTCGTTGCGGTACTCGGATGTCAAGTTCGAGTCAGCAGTCATCAGCGTCTCGAAGCCAGTCTTCTCAACGATCTTGTTTTTGATATCTAGTTGACGCTTCTCTCGCTGAATGCGGCGAAGGAAAGCGTAGTGAATAATTTGCGTGAAATACGCAAAGGGGTTCCTTGACTTCTCTGGATCGAAGTTGTGGATATACTGAATACAGTTTTCGATACCATCCGAAATCATATCTTCGCGGAACATGTAGTTCACAAAGTTAGGCTTGTAACTTAAGTGTGTTGCAATCTTGAGAAAGCAGGAGCCTAAGTAATTGCTGATTCGGGGCTTTGGTAGATCGTTAGCTGCAGCTTCTGCAACCTGTTCACGGTACTCAATTAGAGCTGCAAGGAGCTCCTTGTTGTTTACGTAATGTTCTGATTTAGCCCTAGCCATAGCATTTTAATAATGTTAACTAATAATATGTACATTATAGCACAAAAAAGACTCAAATGATAGGAGGGGTTGACAGGTGTCTCTTTTTTACCTATAATCAGCCTTGTCAAGGTTGAAAAGACATTTATTAGTTACTTAGAGATCTTTAGGTCTCTCTTCGGAATCCATCTTATAGAGGCGCTCTAGCTGCTCTCTAAATTCCTTTACTGATCCTAGGTAGCCATACTCCTCATTAAACTTTTCATTCCTAGGAGTCTTTCGCTTTAGCTTTGGACCCGGACTAAGCTTTTTTGTGAAGAAAGAATCATACTCATCAAGCACGTCCTCATCTTTTACTGAGCACATACCAATAATATTTTTGATATTAATCTCATGGATCTCAGTTTTATTAAAAACAATCCAAGGAGATAACTTGTACTCTTTGCGACTTTTTCTTGTAGAACTTAATTCTACTTTGATGGGATTTCTAATAAGGATAGAAGAAAACTCTTCTTCCTCAATGTAATCCATTATTTCTGCTAGTATCTCTTCACCAGAGATAAGTTTGATTGATGCTAGTCTCATAGGACTACTCCTATCTTAGATTAATGTTTAAAATGTCATAGTTGAATTTCTCTTCGTTATATACTTTAATTCGCTCAATGAGATGATTGAGAGTGTAGTTTTTTCTACTGTTCTTAGTAGAATCATCAGCAATGTCATAGAGCATTGCTTTCGTCTTATTATTGCCTTTTCTAAGTACTCGTCCAATACTTTGTAAATTGCGGACTCTAGACTTAGAGGGAGAGGCAAAGATTACATTGTGTAGGTTCTTGATGTTAATTCCAGTACTGAACACACCGTAGGATGCAATAATGATTGCGTTGTCTTCGCGTTCAGTAATGGTACGCACTTCTTCGCGTGCTTCTACATCTACACCACCATGCACAAAGAATACATGGCGTTTATCATCTGTCTTGTTATTTATGAGGTCATAAAGAATTTTTCCATGGTTCTCAACACGAGTAAACAATACCAGAGTATTACCCTTGAGTCCTGAAGCTAGATTAGAGATGAATTTATTTCTCTTATCATGACCGATGAGATATTGAATCTCATCCTCATACTTATTAAAGGTTTGCTCGTCATGCTTTAATAAGAGAACTTTGATATCTAGCTTGGCTACGTGACCAGCTTCCATTAGCTCCTTTGTTCTAATGGTGTTATATGCTGGACCAAATAGACCTTCTAGTACCCACTTGTGAGTTTTACATCCATCAAGAGTACCAGTGAAACCAAAGCGATACTTGGCATCACAGCACTTGGACATAATTCCAGTGAGGCTCTTTGATTTGAAGTTGTGTGCTTCATCACCGATTACTACGTTGTACTTCTGGAAGAACTTCTTATCTAGTTTATAGATAGACTGCCAGGTGGTAATGGTGACTTGCTTATCTGTCTGAATCTCTTTACCACCATAGATTTTATGGCAGTATGATCCAACATCAAAACCGTAGTCTTCAAAATCCTTGTACATCTGCTCAACAAGAGATGTGGTAGGAACTACGATCAGGATGTTCTCCTGCATCTGGGAGTAGTATGCCACTAGGGCATAGATCATTAGTGATTTACCTGAGGCTGTAGGTGAGATAATAAGCTTTCTATTACTTCGTAGGGCAGTGTAGATGCCGTGGAGCTGATAGTCCCTAGGCTTATAAGAAGTAATAGACTTAATCCAATCAACAACCCCTTCTGGAGAAATATTTTCATTCTCTTCGTATGGCAATCCGTAGAACTTATTGTCCCTAAACTCATACGTATAGTTATACTGCTCACAGAAAGCAATAACACGGTCAAGTAGACCTACGTAAATCTGTTTAGTTTGCGTAGAGAATAAATGAATCTCGCCATTCCAATGACGATTTCGGTAGGAGGGATGGAACTTAGCGCCTGGTACCTCAAAGGTAAAGGCATCTCTTAGCTCATATTGAACGTGAGGTTCACAGTCAATAGTCAAATAGACCTCATTCTTTTTGCTGATTATGAGATCAGACATAATAAAAAATCAGCTAAAAGTATTTAGCTGACTTTCTATAGACTATATTTAGAGACCCATTCCTGACTGGAATCTCAGGAATTCAATCGCATTTTTAACATGGTAAGTTCTACCATGAATCATCCTGAGAATGTCTTCTAAGCTGTCTAGCATGACTTGATTATATTCTTTCTTAAGTCTTGCTTTGGAAACATGCTCATCTGCATTCATATGCATAGTCATGGATTCTTTGTCTCTTACCTTGTAAGGTAGTGGATCTTCCACATATGCTTCTGCAGAGGCTTTGCCTGAGTAATAGTTGTAGCGCTCAAGTTTTATCTTATTGTAACCATCCTCAGCCTTTTTGTATAGAAGCTTGATTGTGGTGTACAATGTATAGTACTTCTGGTGGAGCTGTGGAATTCTAACTGACTCATCATGGAGGTTATCCATATCCATTTTTGAGTCAGCTTCCCACATCTCCTGAATCTTCTCAAGGTTCATTTGTTGACATAATCAGGTGTAAGGGGTTCTCCGTCCTTATCTAGAATTTGCATGTAGAGGAAATTAAAGGTCACTGTAGCAGTGAAGTAATTAATATCATTCTCTGTAGCATTGAATTCGAGTGCTGACAAGGAGGTGGGATATAGATCCCAGAACTTAACGAGAGCAATCTCGTTATAGTTGCTATTAAGTACTGCTAGTGTAGCATCACTGTACTGTAATTTCAAGTCCCTTTGACCATCTCTATTGGTTGTATATTCTTTAAACTGCTCCATAGACTCAGGAAAGCCTAGACCATAGATCCAGTTACTGATCGTGGTGTAGTTGAGCATATCCTCATCAACGAGGAATTCAATTGGTAGTTCCCCAAATTCCACCCTGTCGCCAGGATGCATAATCTGCTTGAGGTAGTTGGCTTGTTCAGCTCCACCCAATGAGATTGCCGGGATGGTAGCTACATTAGAAAAAAACGAAACCTTGGGATATCTAGCAAGACTGAATAAGAAACCGATAGGGCTCATGTAGTTTCTATTCTGCAGTTGCCTATAGTAGATATCGGGGGTACTCATTACCGGCGTTTCGTAAGCTGCTACTATTTATATAAAGGCATAAAAAAAGAGCCCCCCTTTCGGGGAGCTCTTCAAACCTCGTCGGAAGTTTATTTTGTGTGATGCGCCGAAGCGCTTTAATCACATTAGGTTTTTGACCTGTACGCGGCGGTAGTAAACGTTGCTGTTAGCAACGAGACGACCTAGACCCTGATCGATGCCCTCAGCGAAGGGGTTAGCGATCATGCCGTAGCGGGTCTTGAAGCCGATACGAGGCTGGAAGCTGTCCTGACCAACCGCACGAACCATCTGGAGGGGAACGTAGGGGCAGTAGAATAGACCAGCGTCATAGGGGCTAGAGCCCTTATAACCAGCAACATAGTACTGCTGGCTGCTGACGTTAGCAGCATAAGGATCGATGTATACGCGATACTTACCTTGTAGAACACCAGCGAAGGTGTTACCGGTGTCATCAACGTTGAGGTTGGCGTTTAGAGCAGGGGTGTAATCGAGAACACCAGCCATGGTTAGAGCACTTGCAACGTCTGCAGAGCAGAGGATGAAGTTGCCCTTTCCGCGACGAGTTTGCTCGGCGATTGCGTTAGCATCGCGCTCGATTTGGAAAATTAGACCCTTGAACTTTTCAACGGACCAACGACCATTGGAGTCAACGTCTAGGTCGAAGATACCAGGGGTAGCAACGTTAGCCTGAGCGCCGAACTTAGCGGTCTTGTAGATGGTGCGGATGACTTCGCGGTTGATTTCAGCTAGAATCTCAGAGGAGAGAATGTTAGCTAGCTCAGCTTCAGCATTTAGACCATGGATAGCCTTGAGGTCTTGGGCTAGCTCCATGCTGTAGTTAGCCTTTAGAGCGCGGCTCTTGGCTGTTACAGTTAGCTTCTCGATGGAGAAGCTCATCTCGTTGAAGTCTCCGCTGCCAGGAGCACCGGTGCCTAGTAGTTCAGCATCCTCGGTGGACATGCCCTGACCTACGTTGTACTCAGTAGCCTGTTCAGCTAGACCGTCACCGGCAGTTGAACCACCAGCAGCAGGTGTTAGTAGAGCTGGGTTGGTGCCGTTCTGGGCAGTTGTACCGAAACCAGTTAGAGCACCGTTAGGTACCTGACCAGAGTAGTTGCCCTGAGTAGCAGAGAAGGTGCTGTTCTGACCAGAGTAAGCAGAGTCAACTTCGTTGTAGAAGGTCTCAGGACCGACTTGGTTCTCGTAGCGTGAACGCATCGCGAAGATGAGTCCAGTAGGACCGTTCATTGGCTGAACACCGCATAGATCATATGCGATGAGGTTGGGCATAGAACGGCGGATTAGGCTGATTAGAACGGGGTCGAAACCAGCAACAGGACCAGCCTTGGTAGCATCGCCAGAGAAACCGGCGTTACCGGCACCAGCACCAGGATCGGTGTTGGACTGGGTGAATGTACCAGCGGTTGGGTATAGTTCTTGTAGAGACTGACCTTGGGCGAAAGCACGCTCTTCAGCTAGTGCTTGCTCTTGGTTCTCTAGTAGTTGGGCTGTAACAGCACGCTTATGAGCGTCTTGGATTTTATCAGAGCCGTGGTCTAGAATAGGAGCCCACTTCTCCATTAGCTGCTCAGCGTTAGCAGAGTTGTACATCATTGGTTTAATACCTCTTTTGGTGAAAAATGTGTGTTTGATCTAATGATCTAGAAATTCACTTTTTTGAAACGCGGTCAAGCATTTTCTGGTAAGCTGCCATGCGATCACTCACTTCAGGAGCAAAATGGCTTGCTGTGCCGACTTCTTCGGTTAAATCCTCGACACTGTTTCTTGCGGGTACGCCAGTATTACGGCTAGAGAAGTATGACTCCTTTAGCGATTCTAGCTTCTCGCGATAACCTTCTTCACTATCAAACTCAACGTTTTCAGCAAGAGAGGCGAGCTTTTCACGCTGGCTAACAGCTAGACCCTCGGAAACTTCGCTAACAATGGTGTCAGCTACAGCTTCGCTTAGGCGGCTGTTTAGACTTACGTTACGCTCGATCTGCTCATTGAGTTTTGATTCCATTTCATCAAGTTTCTCAACCATGGACTCCACTACATCATATCTCTCTTCAGGGATAGAAACGTAATGAGCATCAAATAGATCCTTCATGCCAGAGAGGAAGCTCTCAGTCATTTCGGTTTTGAGTCCATGCTCGACAGCAATGGCATTTTCAGCCATCCACTCATCGGCGACATACTCCAAGTATGCGTCTACACGCTCAGAGATGCTATCACGAACAGCTGTAAGCTCCTCGGCTAGCTTCTCCTCATATTGGGTTTGGAGTTCTTCTTTGACGATAGCAACCTTGTTACGAATGGCTGCCTCAAAGATGGTGCGAGCTTTGCTCTGGAACTCTTCGGAGAGTTCCTCACCATTTAGGAGGGCATTAACGTCTTCTTCGATGTCTAGCTCAGCCATGGCAATCTCGTCTTCGGAGATGTGCTCTTCGGCTTCTACTTCAGCCTCTTCCTTGCGAGTCTTGGAAGACTGACCAGGAGTGCTATGATCTAGATGACCCATTTTCTCACCATGAGCAGGATGGGCATCGGTTGTGCCACCAGAAGGAGGCTCACCCTTTACCTTTTCCATACTCTCGGAAGGCTTAGCGCCTTTGTTAACCACGTCCTTGACGGGCTTGAGAGGAGCAGCTGGATCTAGCTTGGCTGAATCGTCATCAGGACGATAATCCTCGGGGGTTGGACCACCGAGATCTTGGACAACTTGTCCAGGGGTAGAGCTGGGAGAGAGCTTTTCCATAGGCTCAGCAGCTTTAGCACCTTTCGTTACGACGTTTTCCATTTCTTGTAAAAATAAAATTGCTACCGACGAGTTGATTTAGTATAAATCTACAGTTATTTATACCATTTATAGATTTGAAAGGAAATTTTGGAAAAGTTCAATTTTCTTTTCCTGCAATTCCCTTGTCATCACTAGTTTATTTATGGTAGAAACAGTCTCATCAATCTGTTTCTCCTTTAGGATTCCATTATCATAGAACCATTCTTTTCCTTCCATAATGCCCTGTACAAACGCATCAGGAGCACTGGGATCAGCTACGATATCTGCAGCAGTAGCGAGTACAAAGTCTTCGCCAACTACCTTGTAGCCTTCTCTTGTTTCCTTGAGAGAACCTATGCCACGTGAAGAAACACCTAGAGTTACACCTTCATCAATAAGGTTCTTAGCAATCTTACCCATGGGGGTTTCGAGTAGCTTAGCCTTACCGATAAAGTTGTTACCTTCTTGACGAAGGGAAACAATCTTGTGGGATACGCGGTCTAGGTTAACAGTAGGACCATCAGGGTGACCAAGCTCACCAAGGGCTCTGCCTCGGTTGACATGCTCGGAGATATAACGATTAACTTCACGCTTTAGGGTCTCTGTCTTGTAGACACGACCATTGCGATTTTTAATGTTACCTTGTAGAAATACACCTTCGATGAACAATGACTTTTTGCCATTGTGTTCCTCGACGATGAATTCGACCTGATTAATTTCTTCCGTGATTAGTTTCATCTTAGTAAATGCTTACGCCAGAAATACGAATTACCGATGATGATGAATACACTTTTTCAGCAGTGGTCTTTTTAAGAACAATGCTTTCACCACCCATAAGGGTAATTGATTTAGATAGACCCTCTTGGTCTACAATAGAAACTACAGCGGGTTTGGAGGACGTGTTGACTGCTCTAAAAGCACTGCAGCTCAGGATGTTGTCTGCAGTTTCTAGAGTAGTTGGAGATTCACCCTCGTTAGTAACGAGTTTGAAAATCACTCTTCAGCCTCACCACTGGTTTCTTCTTCACTTCCGCCAAAGAGAGATGCGGATGCAACTTCTCTGTAAGTGTCAACACGGTTGGCAGCCTTTGCATAGAGAGAATCTTTGATCTCCTGGGCTACCTCATGTGCTGGAGCACCGGATACGATGGCGTCTACAACGTTAGAGGACATAATAAAAAAACCAAATATATAGTTATTTAGTAACTTTAGATTTCTCCTTGTCCTTTAGCAGGCATTGGGACTGGCTTTCCGGGGTCTGTAGGTACATTACCGGACTGTCCTTCTATGTTCGATCCACTCGAATCATTGACGTTAACATCTAGATTGACATTGGGATCTTGGACTCCATCAGCGGTTGGTAGAGGTTGACCTGTAATAGGATCAATCGTTGATGGGTCTGGGATGATACCATCCTTGATTTCCTGGTCAATCTGCTTATCCATCTCTTCAATCTCGGAGTCAGTCTGGCGAAGAATACGCTGACGGACCCACTCTTGGGAGAAGTATTTGCCAATGTAAGGCTCAACCTGAGCAAGTAGATTGAAGCGCTCTTGAGCAAGCTCAGTCTCCTTAAGTTCAGCGAAGTGGTTGTCGTAGATGTAATCGTATTGGATGTTATCTTTGATCTCTTCCCACTCGTCTGGGGTGATGACATTCTTGAGGATAAGCTGAGTCTTTAGGCAGTCACTGAAGACACCAGAGAAGCGCTTACGTAGACGGGCAACGAACTTGGAGAACTTAACCTCATCACGTAGGATTTCACTGGAGCGTCCCATCTGGAAACCTTGGTCACTACCAGGCTGACGGGAACGGGGAACACCTAGAGCGTCATATAGACGGTTGAGGAAATACTTGATATCCTCAATCTCACCTAGGTTTTGACCACCAGGAAGTGTGGAGATTTCAGTACCACGACCACCCTCACGGCGGGGTAGCCAGTAGTCTTCCATCATGGAAAGAATCTTCTTAGAGTCCTTTAGCTCACCGGTAGCAGCGTTGTAGCTTAGCTTGTTTCTATAGCGCTGCATGACCTGCTGTAGGTACTGCTCAGCCTTGACCTTAGGTAGGTTACCAACATCAATGTAGAAGATGCGGCGCTCTGGGGCTCTGGAGAGGCGGTAGATGACGATAGCATCCTCAACCATCTTGAGCTGGTTTACAGACTTGATAGCCTTGTGTAGCCATGAGAGAACAGTCTGGTTGTTGCGGTCAATCAAACCAGAGTTGCAATAAGCAATAGAATCCTTTGCAATCTTGATAGAGCTGTTTGCACTCGCACCACCACTGAAAGGTGCGCCAAAGCCAGTTACTGTAGATGCACCAGG